CCACCATGCAGCCGTCCTACGATCGGGTCCGTGCGGCAAATACTGACGAAGCTCCGCCGAAGATTTCCCAAGAAGATCAGGGAACTCCTTGGCAGAGACTAGTACAACGCGATTTGGCAGAGCAGGACCGCCAAATTGCCGAAGAGAAACGGCGCCGCACTGCGGAAGCCGCCAAAGCGGAGACTCCAGTCCCCGCCACGTAGGAGGGCATCATGGCCGTATCCGCCAAAGATGGTTCGCGCCACCATTCCGCCTCACGCGCGAAAATGCACGACGAAATGGCTGCCTCAAGTAAAGGCGGCAATGCAGGCACCAAGCCCGCGAAAGAGCCGGCCAAAGAAGCCGCAGGCGGCACTTCCATTGGCAACATGAAAGTGGAAGAACTTGTCGGTCAGCACGGGCCGGCTCATCACGTCGAACATATGCATGACGGCGAATCCGTTAAGACTACGACGCATCACGGAACCGCTGGCGCTGATGGCGGTTTCACGCATGAAGCCACGCACGACAACGTGCATTCCGCCGATTTACACGCGCACTTTGCCTCTGGTAAAAAGCACCCGGCCCCGACTGAGCACTCCATCGAAGATCACGTAGCGGAGCACGGTCCCGCCCATCATGTAGTGCATATGCATGATGAAGAATCCGGCGAACACCATGTAACGAGCCATCACGGCCCTGACCACGCAGCGCACCATTCTGTGCACAAAAGCCACGAAGCGGCACACGAACACATGGGACAAGCCATGGGCATCGGCGGCGAAGAGAACGACGATGAAACCAAGGATCGCCACGAAACCGAAAGCGCCGAAGATGAAGCCATGGAAGGGGCGCATCAGGAAGGTGCAGGCGCAATTCCCGGCCTAGGTTAAACGATGGACGAAAATCCAACATTGTCAGCGGCCGCGAAGGTCGCCGACCAGGAACGCCGGAAAAAAGCGGCGAAGAACATTGCTCAAATCAAGCACAAGTTCGTGCTGCAATTAGGACAAGCGGGGCGTACACACCAAGAGATCTTGGGCATTATCGGGCTTATCGATTGGAAGCAAGAAACGGAATGGATGGTCGAGGAACTCTTTCTGAAAGAGGGCAATACACCGTCGCCAGTTCCAGGTGCCAGTCGCGTAGAAATTCCGAAGGATTCGAAACCTACGGTCGACGAAAAGGAGAAAGAACTTGCCATGGACCCGACGCCAAGTGAGATTCCTTCTGAGCGACAAAGTCAGCCCGCTGAGTGAAGGGCAGAAGGACAAGATGCACAAAGAACTTCATGGGAATCCAGCTTTGGGCCATGCACGCAAAGGTTCCTCGCGGATGGCGGCTGCGTTTCGCGCGGCCCGTCAAAAGCGAGAAGGACGATAAGGAGAAAGACAAATGTCCTTGGTCGCTTCATCCACTCCGTTATTTATCGAGAGCATCGTGCGCTTCAACGGTATCACTACAGTGAAAATCACAGGGCATGGTTTCTCGGGCGCGCATGTTGGATTGCCTTTGCGCGTTTCGAAAGTTGCGGATCCTAGCTACAACGGAACGTTTACAGTCGCATCGGTGCCGGATTCGAACACCATCACATACGCGCAAGCTGGGAAGAACGACAATCACATCGATTTGACGGGCGGCGCGATTTCGGTGGGGTAATGATTGGCATCAACACATCTGCAATCAAGGGAGAGAGGTTCACTGGTTTTGAAAAGCGCGGGACAAAAGGCCCCTTCGAGTGCGGGAACTGTGAGTATTTCAAGACGAAAGATGGACAGCGCGGATGCTACCAGGAAGACATGCGCAAAAAATCCAAGGAACCACGCAACCAGAATGGCAGCGTGAAAGTGGACGCACCCGATTGCTGTGAGTTTATCGATCGTCTGGGCACGGTGAGAAAAGGCATGCGGAAGGAGTAAAACCATGGCTAACCGCTGGATACAAGGGGTAAAACAAGGCATGAAACATCGCGGCACAGAAGGTTCGTTTTCTGGAGCGGCGCACCGCGCTGGCAAATCGACGCATGCCTTTGCCGAAGAGCATAAACACTCGAGCGGCAAAACTGGAAAGCGCGCGCGTCTCGCGCTGGCTTTCGAATCCGCGCGCCGTCATCGCGAAGGGAAATAACAAAGCACGCCGAGGATAAAGGTTGGCGACCGCAGCGCTCAACTACACTGGAACCGATACCGAAGAAAAGCCCTCCCAAGCCGAGGAATCCGAAATTGGCCCAGGTGTGCTTGCTGGCGTCGAAGTGTCCTATGAAGAAGACCTGGACCTCACTGACGAAGAATGGGCTGCCATTAAAATGGAAGTTTGCGAGCGCGCAGCCAAGCGTGATTATCCTGCCCGCCTCATTGAAGTAATCCAAGCATGGGAAGCTGCGCTTTTCTACCGCGGTTTCCAATTCCTTATCCCGCTGCGCGGCGGCGGCTGGAAGATTCCCGGCGAGTCAACCGGTTATGGTCCGTCCATGCAGATGGACCTTTCGCTTTTGCCCACTAATATCTACGCCGCTTATGCGCAAATTATCATTGCAGCGCTCACGCGTTCCGTTCCGAATGTGCGCTTTCAAGCAGGCGATTCGACAAAAGATTCCGCTGTCACGATGTCGCGCTCGGCCCAAGAATTCATCAAGGTGTTCTACCGCAATAACGATCCTATCGTCGTCCAGACAGATGCCGTGCGTTATCTATGGACCGATGGCCGATTCTGTTACTGGACACGGTACGAACTGGATGGCCAGCGTTTCGGCTGGGAAGAAGATGACGTTCCCGATGAATTCGTTCCGGAAAACGAACCGCCGCCTGAAGCTGTGGATGTGGCTGTCCAAGAGCAAGAAGCTACTGAAGCTGAACGTTCAGGTGAAGGCGCCAGCGAGGAAGAAGAAGATACAGATACGGGCGCGCAGTCGCTTGCCCAGATTCTAGCCAATCGAAAACCACGCGGGCAGGAACGCCGCTCAGCGCACGGCAAGCTCGAAGTGAAACTTGTGCCGATGATGGCCAACAGTCTTCCCGAAGTCGACGTGCTGCAATACGAAGCGGAAGTCGACGTCGCCCGTGCCAAAGGTATGTGGCCCAATAAGGCCGACGATATCAAGGGCGGCTCCATGGGCATCGCTGAAGGATCGATTGCGCGTCTTGCCCGCCAGAACGTGAAGCTTGGCATGCAGTCGACTTACGTGACTTCGGATTCCGTAGCTGAGGACGTTACGATTCAGCGGACATGGTTCCGGCCGACGGCGCTCATGAAGATCAGCAACACCACAGTGCGCAATTCGCTCTTGGCCAAATTCCCCGATGGCGGCGTAGTTTGCTTCGCAGGAGAAACGCGTATCTACGCACGCAACGCGAGAATGGACAACGAATGGACCTTAGCGCAAGCCTATTCAGGTGATGGACAGAACCGTAACGCGCTTGGCACAACGACCATGCCGATCCAGAAGCGCGTCAACAATTGGCTCGACTTGATCAACGATTACTTCGTTCGCGGCGTGCCCCGTATCTGGATGGACAACAAGGCGTTTGATCTGCAAGCGCTGCGGAATCAGTCGAGCACGCCGGGTGATCGCTCTCCGATGAAACGACAAGGCGTTCCTGTCGATCAACTGATCTGGGTCGAACCTACACCGCAAGTACCGACCACTTTGGTCGATTTCGTTAAAGAGTACATCGGACCCCTAACTGAATTGCTTTCTGCCGGTTATCCTGCACTTTCCGGCGGCGCTCCGGACGTGGATACTTACCGCGGCCAAGCTTTGCAACGCGACCAGGCACTAGGGCGGTTGGGTCCGCCGTGGCATGCGATTCAGGCCGCCGAAGCTGGATCATGCCGTCAAGCTGTGCGCTGGGGCGCGAAGATGCGCGATGATTCCATCAACGAACGCTTGCCTGGTGGAGAGATCATCCGGCTTGAAATCAATGATCTGGATTCAAACATTCAGTGCTTTGCCGAATCGGACGAAAACTTTCCCGAGAGCTATCCGCAAAAGCAGCAACGGCTCATGGGCTTTATCGATTCGACTGCGAAGAACCCCGCGCTCGCCGAAGCACTTTTCAATCCATCCAACATCGCGTTCCTCTTGCAGATGATCGCGCTTCCAGAATTGTATATTCCGCAAGTAGCAGCTTGGGAAAAACAGCAAGGGGAAATCGAATTGCTGCTCGTCGGTCAACCCATACCGAACCCGCAAATTGCGCAAGCCGAAGAGAAGCTTCTCGCGTTGGAGCAAGCGGGTGCAGATCCCGCGAAGCTGATGCAATTTAAGCAAGAATTGGAGGAACTTAAACAAACCGCGCCGCTTGTCAGTTCCATTCAGATTGACGGCGAAATCGAGGATAACGCGACGGAAGCACTGTGCTGTTGGAAGTTCCTCATGGATCCCAAGGGGCGGGCTGCGAAACATCTACAACCGGAAGGCTATTTGAACCTGCGACTGCATTTGATTGCGCATCAAGACGCTGCGGCGAAGAAACTCGCATCGCAAAAACCCAATGCGAAACCGCCGTCGCAGAGCATCAACTTGAAGGATTTGGTCGGCAACGAACGGGCGCAAATGCTCGCTGAAGTAAATATTACCGCTGACCAGAAGGCCGAAGCGGAAGCAAACGTCCCGGCAGTTCCGACACCGACGGGCACCTAAAAATTTCAAGGCACATAAATCTCGGGAGGCACGACGAACATGATCGATGAGATTGGCAATGGCGGTGCAGGCACAGGCGGCGGGGAAGCTGGCGGTGGAAGTAGCGGCGGCGCAGCGGTAGTTGAAGAAGAGCAGCCAGGTGGAGCAGGCACAGGCGGGGAAGCTGGCGGAACCGGCGGCGAGGCTGGCGGCGGCGGTGCAGGTGGGGGCGCCGAAGAAGAATTAGATCTGGGGCTTGAAAGCCCCGATGGTCACGACGAATGGGAAGAAATTGAAACTGATGGACGCAAGATCGATAAGCCCACCCGCGAAGCGCTTGCCACACTCGCCAAA